AACCGCCATTCACGCGGTCGAATTTTCCATTCACCACGCAGCAGGCATGGCTGGAACGTGTGATGCCCTGCTGGACATCAACGGCAAAGGCCCATTCATCGTGGATTGGAAGACCTCACTACGCGAACGCAGCGAGGACATGCTGAATAACTACATCGACCAGCTTGGAGCGTACAGTTTGGGTCTCAAGAGTCTCACCGACATAGCACCGGCGGGCGGGCTGATCGTGGTGGCACGTCGCACCGGAGCACCCCAAGTCCGAGAACTCACAGAACTCGAACTCCGGGGTGCCGAATCTAGATTTCTAGAAAGGGTGGAGCGTTACTTTCAGACCCTCTTGAACTTGGACAGTGCGGAAGCGTAGGCGTTGGCAACCTTGAGCACTTGCTCTGGGTCGTCCATAGCTTGCGCCTGATAGAGCTGATCCTTGAGTGCATTCAGGACCAGATCAGTGTGCTGTGGTTCCTTGGGCTGCGGTGCCAGCTGGTTGAACCAGCGGTAAGCACTGGCACGGCTAACGCCTGCTTCGGTCAATTCTGCGATGACCTCCGCACGGATACAACCATCGTCCAGCCTGGTACGGATGAACTGCTGGGCCTCGTCTCTTTCCATGGGTGAGAAATTGCGACACCCTTGTCTACTACAGAAATGGCGATGAGACAAGCAGCTGAGACATCGTGAGAATTCTCAGATATTTGCTGGATCGCTTGACAGCCTGCCGGAATGTGTGGTCTACTGTAGGAGTCAACACGGAGCACCACCGATGCCCGAACAACTCCCAGTCACCCCCACCCTGTGGTGGAGCGGCAAACGCAACCCCGAGACCGGCGTCAAGATCTGCCGGTTTAAGAAAACACTGCTGAACGGCAAGCCACGGCTCCGCCACCCTGTCACCGATGGTCCGCTCGTCACTGACGGCGACATCGCCAAGTTTGACAATGGCACCCCTGACGGCGTGCTGAAGCTCCGCTGGAACGGTGAGTGGATCCCAGTCCCCACGATCGACGAGTTCCAAGAATGGACGATTGATTCGTGCTGCCCCACGCCTGATGGTTCGATCGTCGAACCCGACGCTCCCGAATCTTGGCTTTCACTTGTGGGGCTGGTCTGATGCAACCCACCCCTCAGATCATCCGTGGCATTCTGGATTCTGCTCACAGCACATTCGTGAGCATTACCTTCACTAAAGCCAACGGAGAGACCCGGCAGCTCACCACCAACCCGAAGCACATCGGCGAGATTCTCGGCACTGGCACGCCAACCAAGGATCCCGCAGTGTTCAGGATCATGGACGTGAAGCTCAATCAATGGCGCAGTTTCCGTGCGGAGCGTGTCCAATCAATCAAGGCCAACGGTTCAACATTCACCTTTCAAGCATCATGAACTTAATCAACCGTGCATTCATCACCCGGCCATTCATCACGCCGGAAGATTCATACGAAGAGGTGAAGCAAACGCTGGCCCGTGTTCCATTCATGCGAGCCATTCAGACTCACTACATACCCGCAACCGATACAGAGGGCGCATTCATTGTCGCCACCTGTAAGGATATGGAAGCCTGCATTCAGATCCCATACGCTTACGTGCATTCACGCGAGGGCGCGCACTATGCGGCAGCCGCGCAGCTGATGCGGCGTGAACGTCCGATTGATTGGCACGAACAGACCCTGATGGGCTCCATGGAGTCTCGTAGCGGTTTCCTGTTTTGTTTTGGTGGTTGGGGTAACGACTAACACCTAACACGGGTTCGGCCCCAGGCACCCCAGGAATTCCTTATGTGTGACATAAGCGAAGATCATGGCGCTTGGGGGTTCGCAGTCTGCTGATTCTGTGCCATTGTTCACGAGTCGCCACCATTAACGACACCATGAAAAAACCTCTCGGCTACATTCTCCAGCGCGGAACGTCGCCGGTTGACGGTCACCCGTTTGTGGTGATTCTCACCTTGAACAGTGGAAACCGGAAGACCGGCAACATGCCCCAAGTGTGGATTCTGCGCGAGGATGTGGATCCTGTCACAGCCGTTAGCACTGGCGCGGATCGCACAATATGCGGAGACTGCCCGCACCGCCGACGCCAAGTATGGGATGCGAAGCGCAAGCGCTTCAAGTGGGTTCGGTCCTGCTATGTCAATCCCGGCCAGGCACCCCTTAGCGTTTGGCGCGCATACCATGCCGGAAGCTACCGGCCAGACCTCCACTGCATGGAAGCACCGGACGCCGTGCGCGGTCGCCGGATTAGGTTCGGAGCCTATGGGGATCCCGCGCTGATCAATCGTGGAGTGTTTCGCATTCTGTCAGAAGCGGCCGACGGTCACACCGCATACACTCATCAATGGCGCGAACCGTGGGCGCAATGGGCGCGAGGCAAGATGCAGGCAAGCTGCGACGGCTTGGCAGACTATCTCGAAGCGTCCGCCCATGGCTGGAAAACGTTTAGGGTCACACCTAAGGATGCAAGCGCTGATCAAGGCAAGCAGTGTCCGGCGACCGTGGCCGGAAGCGCTGCGCAGTGCGTTACGTGCGCGTTGTGCGATGGCGCGAAAGCCGACGTTTGGGTTCAAGCGCACGGAAGCGGTGCGCGTTACGTAGCAGCGTAATGTGAACAAATGTGAACAGTAGGTTCGCGGTTCTGGCTGCGATCCTGTACAGTATCAGGGAAGCGAACGACCCACCCATTTCTCGCTTCCCTGATAACAATGAACAGCAGCGTTCTTAACGCCATCACCGCCGAGCTCACCGCTTGGCAAGCCGACGGAAAGCCAGCGCCGGATGCACTCGTCAGGATCGCTGAGATCCTCCACACTACGGGCAGACTGGAGGGCAGTCTTCCTGCCTTCTACGCTCACCGCGACGCCGAGGTCGCGTAAGGTCTCTTTGAAAAGCACTCTAGAAAACATCCAATCCCACACAATCCCTGATCATGACTCGAATTTCAGCTAAGATCCCCCATCTCGCCGTCGCCGTCGGCCTAGGCGTGATGGCCGGCGTCGGCATTACCGACGCTTGGGGCGCGCAGGAGCGCCATCGCTGCAAGGCGTTGGCCGGAACGCATCAGGTAGTGACCTTGCCCACGTTCTGGGGTCACTCGAGCTTTTGCTTGGACCGCCGCTACTTGTAACAATCCGACACAATGCATAGGCCACGCCCGGACCGCGCCAGCAGTGGACAGTCCGGGCACCGTCCCCAGGGGGGACGGGTTCGCGATGCTGCGGCGGCGGATAAGGACATAGGGAACCTGCTGGTACATAGGCCATTTTTTCTTCCTTAGTACAATAGGGGGCAGGGTCGGAAAAGTCAAGTATCCTGTAGTACAGCCCCAAAAAAATACGCACACCCATATTCTTCTGTAGCACATGCCCAGCCCTAAAAAGCTAGCCCTCCGTTGGGCACAAGGACAGGTATTCGAGAACCGCACCCGCTTCCGCGTACTCGTCGCAGGCCGCCGATTCGGCAAGTCGTATCTCGCCTGCATGGAATTAATGCGTGGAGCGATCGAACGACCGGGCGAAACCTTCTTCTACTGCGCCCCAACGTACAGAATGGCCAAAGATATTGCCTGGAAAGTACTAAAAAAGCTGATCCCCAACCCTTGGATCCGCAGCAAGAACGAAACCGACCTCAAGCTGGAGCTTGTAAACGGCTCCACGATCGAACTAAAGGGCACCGAAAACGCAATGGCCCTCCGAGGCCGCAGTTTGGCCGGAGTTGTCCTCGACGAAGCCGCCTTCATGGACGCCAGCGTCTGGTTCGAGGTCATCCGCCCCGCATTAGCCGACAAACAGGGCTGGGGCCTCTTCATCTCAACCCCCGATGGAACGGCGAGCTGGTTCTACGAACTTTGGCAATACTGCATTACAGGAGACACCAACTGGAAGCGCTGGAGCTTTACTACAATTGAGGGCGGCAACGTCCCACCAGAGGAAGTCGAAGCAGCCCGCGCCCAACTGGACGCACGAACTTTCCGCCAAGAGTTCGAGGCCAGCTTTGAAAACCTCTCTGGTCTCGTTGCCGTCTCATTTTCCGACGCAAACATCTCTGCGGAAGCAAAGGACATCCCCGGCCACCCCTTACTTATCGGCGTGGACTTCAACGTGGACCCCCTCAGCGCAGTTTGCGGCATAAAAAAGGACGACACGCTCTACATTTTCGACGAGATCATGCTGCGCGGCGGCGCAACCACCTGGGACTTCTGCGAGGAAGTCCACCGCCGCTACGGCCTGGACCGTCCCATCAAAGCGTGCCCGGACCCAACCGGATCCGCCCGCAAAACCCAAGGCGTTGGAGCGACCGACCACGCAATTCTGCGCCGCTGCGGCATGGCCGTATGCGCCCCACGCAACCCCTGGAAAGTGCGCGACAAGATCACCGCCATCAACACCGCCCTTTTAGACGCAACCAGCACCCAGCGCTGCTACATCCACCCGCGCTGCACCGAACTAATCAAATCATTCCGCACCCTCACCTACAGCCCTGGAACGGGCTTACCAAACAAGAATTTGGGCGTTGACCACGCCTTTGACGCCTTTGGTTACTTGTGTCTGCAGCAATTTAATTTGGCAAAAGCTGGCTTAATGGGCAAAACATCCTATAGGCTTTATTAAAGTACAGAAAGCCATGTCGGATGAGCCGTTTCCCTACGCTGAATACCGCGATAACAACAACAAACCCCTCGTAAAGAAGCACAGGACGTGCAGTCCCCGGCACGTCATCGAAGCCCGCTGCCGCCGCCTCTACAAACACCAACTAGAAGGCAAAAGTGCCCGCCAAATGGTGGCAGAGCACATGAAACGCGAGGGCATCAGTATGACCACCGCATACCGCGACTGGAACCAAGTCCTCGCCTGGATCGACGAAGACTGGAAAAAAGACCGCGAAAGCATGATGGCCCGCATCCAAGCGATGCGAATGGACCTTTTCCACACCGCCGTAAAACGCGGCCAACTACAAACAGCCAGCCAAATTTTGGATTCGCTGGGCCGTGTGGTGGGCGAGAGCACTCCCGAGCAAGTTTCGGTCAACGTGCCATCACTAAACATCCAAATCGAGCCAAAAGCCCCTACTGCCCAACTACCGGCATCAAATGCCCCTGCAATGGAGACTCCAATTGAAGTAGATGTAGCCGAAGTAGAATCAGAACAAGTCCCCGAAGAGGAGTAAATCAATGCCCGGACACTATGGCCATGGCGGTAAGAAAAAGCCCAAGTCCAAGGGCACAAAAAAGAAGTAAAATTGGACTAACCGCCGCCAAATCCATGCCAAAACGCGGTCTATACGCGAATATCAACGCAAAGCGTAAGCGCATCGAGGCTGGATCGGGCGAAAAAATGCGCAAACCCGGTTCAAAGGGCGCACCAAGCGCAAAGGACTTCAAAGAGTCCGCCAAAACCGCCAAAAAGAAGCCCAAGCGAGGTAAGAAGTAATGGCTGCTGGAGACATCACCGCGACCAAGCGCTACACCAACCTAGTTGAGTACGCTGGCGAGCCGCTTGTAGCGGAAGACGACGCGCTAACGGTCCACGCGCACTCATCCGAGTACACCTTCGCGGTGAACGTAACCGGCGGTGCGAACTTCGACCTTGCATTTGAGTGCAGTTTCAACGACAGCGACACTTGGTTCACTGTTGACACCAGCAAAACCATCAATAGTAACGGCCAATTCGCCTATTTCTACAGCGGCAAACCCGCTGCAAAAATCCGTATGCGCATCGACTCCATCAGCTCTGGAACGCCATCTGTAACGCCTTACATTGCAGTTGCATACCACGGCTAATGGGCACTCGCATCGTTCCTGGTTTCTGCACGCACCTAGAAGTTGACGCCGAGTCACGCACGACTGGCGCAAGCTTTGCGTTCATGACCCCCCAAGACCCCGTTGACTTTGGGGCGTTAATGACCCGTCTTGCTTCCGGCATCGAAGTGATGATTGAAGTCGAGGACGAAGACGATGATTGAATACCGAGGCGAGAAATTCTCAGGCTACAACAAGCCCAAGCGCACCCCAAACCACCCGAGCAAGAGTCATGCCGTCTTGGCAAAAGACGGCGACCAAGTAAAGCTGATTCGTTTCGGCCAACAGGGCGTCCAAGGCAGCCCAGATGGGACGGCCCGCAACAAAGCATGGAAAGCCCGCCACGCAGCTAACATCAAAAAAGGCAAGATGTCCGCCGCCTACTGGGCAAACCGCGTGAAATGGTGATCTAAATGACGTATTCGGTCCCCGGCCAAATCCGCACCCATCTGGTCAGTTCCAGCACAATCGCTGGTGCGGACAGCCCGTTTACCCGCACCCAAGCGGTGCTGGACATGATGAAGGGCTGGGAGATCATGAAAGCGGTAACGCTCGGCACCGAGTATTTACGCGAGAACAGCGAAGCCTTTCTACCAATCGAACCCCGCGAGGATTACACCGCATACCTTGCCAGAGTCAACCGCGCCGTATTCTCACCCTTCACCCAGCGACTGGTACGAGCCGCCGCCGGTCTCATTTTGCGCAAGCCAATTAGCTTGGTTGGCGATCCTTACTGGACAGACGTATTCGCTAAGGACGTGGATGGCTGCGGATCAGACTTGGACGAGTACGCCCGCCGCCTACTTATCTGCTCCCTGACCTACGGCCAAGCGCACACGCTGGTTGATTTCCCAGCACCCACCGAAGCCCGCAGCCTTGCGGAAGAACGCGAACTAAACCGCCGCCCCTACTGGATCGAGGTCGACCCAGCAAACGTGTATGGCTGGCGTCTGGACCGCGAGGTCAACTACGGCAACTTGATCCAGATCCGCCTGAAGGAAAAGGCAGTCGTCCCTGACGGTGAGTTTGGCGAGAAAGTTTACGACCAAATCCGCGTCATCGAGCCAGGCCGCTACCGCGTTTTCCGCCAAGTGGAGTCGGCCAAGGCGATGGCAGGCGGTTTCCCCTATCCAAACGCTTTCGACGCCACTGACGCCACCTCCGACTACGAATTAGTCGAATCCGGCGACTACAGCTTGGGCGAAATCCCCCTAGTCACGACATACTCCGGCAAGACCGACACACTTACAAGCAAACCCCCACTTTTGGATATTGCCTACTTGAACCTGGCGCATTTCCAGCGTCAAGCCGACCTAATCCACAGCCTGCACATCGCATCCCAGCCAATTTTGGTTATGGAAGGCTGGGACGACCAGACCAAGGACATGGCTGTCAGCGTTAATTACGCGATGGCAACCGCACCAGGCAACAAGATTTACTACGTCGAGCCAGCTGCCAGTGCATTTGAGGCCCAGTCTGCTGAGATTAAAGAGCTTCAGATGCAGATGGCCACTCTTGGCATCAGCACTTTGAGCCAGCAAAAGTTTGTAGCCGAATCTGCTGACGCCCGCCGCCTGGACCGCGTAGACACAAACTCAATGCTGTCAATGGTGTCCATGGACATCGAGCAAGCGCTGCAGAAGTCATTTAACTTGGCAGCGAATTATGTAGGCATCGAGCCACCGGAAGTCAAACTAAGCCGAGACTTCGACATCGACCGCCTAATCGGCCAAGACATCACCGCCCTTACTGCGCTATTCGATCAAGGCGTG